GAGCTGCTCGGCAGCCGCCAGGCCGAGCAGCTTGGCCAGACGGTGATCTGCGTCGATACGCCGCGGGACGTGCAGCCGGGTGCCGCCGTAGGCGCGCACCAGGGCGAGCGTAGCGGGCAGTCCGATGCGCTCGGCGATGTCCTGCAGCAGCGGCGGCAGGTAGCGGGCCTCGATGTCGCTCATG